CCAAAGTCAAAAAGATCATTAAATTTTAGTTTCATCAGTAGGTGTGGGTGAGAATATAATTAGCTGCACCAGCAATAAGAATTAAAATTGATGCGCCGAGAATCCAATAAAGAGCTAAATGTAAGTAAGTCATAAGTGTTAATTCTTTCCAAAAATCCTTTCCCAAGAGTCGGGCATTATACCGCTCATGATAAACTCACGTTGGTCTGCTGATAGCTCAGGCATAGCATCTTGAATAAGAGCTCCTAAGCGCCAAGATTGTATCTGTGTCTCTGTGACTGGAATGTCAAGAGTGTTTTTCTTTCCAGTAACGGGATCGGTTTTTGTGATTGTCATAATATAATAAGTGTAATGGTTATTAGAATTTAATCTTTATAAAAAGAACTATCAGCATCCAAAAAACCAAGTAAAGCCATATCATTGGGTTAGATTCATCCATGTCTGCTCAGCTTTTCAAGTTTTTTGTAGGGTTCAATCAATTCGTTAATTGTGCAATTTTCCTTTTCCCTTTTCCAATCACTGCCATGGTAGTTGTCTACCCATTCAAGAAGCATGGTGCAAAAGGTAAGGAGATGATCGTTCTTTGAGCCGAGCTCGGTAAAGCTCCTTGCTTTGAGAAGGGTGTCTCGCATCTCCCAGACCAAAGACCATTCGCAGTTACGAAGAATGGAAACGGCGGTCTCGATATCGCTCACTCCTAAGAGGTCACGCTTTAAGATTAGTGGTGTCATTTTTACTCTATTCATAATTTAAGAAAATTTAGCTTTAGCAATTTGTTCAGTAATCCACTCTTGTGTTACTGTTCTGGCGCTGTCAGCGGCAAGTTCGAGATACTTATTGATATGACGGGTGGTTGTTGCACTGAACTTTTGTTCGGTTTTGAATGCACCGTGTTTATCCCATCCTGCAACAGGTGTTTCATAGCTGAATAAAATACACAGGCCGTGAATACTTCCTTCGGTTGGCTCAACCAAAAGCTCCTGCATATTGGATCCGATTTTTCTGAATTTCATAATATAGTAGAGAGGGTTAAATTTAAAATGGTGGAGGAGTTAGCTGAACATGGAAGGCTTCGTTCCGGTAGCTTCAAGAACCTTGAGAAGGCGCTTGTGAACAGCATTCATAGAGTCCTGAAGAAACTCCGCCTTGTCCTCGGCGGTATCCATCAGATCGGCCATTTGAAGGACGTCCTTGATTTCAGGAAGGACCCAGCGAACTTGGTTCTGAAGGAATCTCTCGTTAGCGGTGGTTGTGGTAGTATTGCTCATAAGTATATTCTACCACACTTTTGGATAATTGTACAGGGAAAAGTGATAAAAAAATCACTTTTTTTCCTATTTTTGCCTAATTTGATACAAAAATGCCCAATTTGATACAAAACTGCTATAATGCCGAATTTACCAATTCTGAAGTAGTCCATTTCTGCTCTCGGTCACTCCACCAATGGGTCGTCTTTGGTGTGGCTATTAGAAAGCTATCTTGGGCGGTTGTTTCCTTTAGTTCAAACCCCAACTCTTTAGCTTTGGCAAAAATCTGTTTCTCACTAAGGGGAAATTTTGGATAATTGAGGAACTCAACAATGGCTCCGGTTTCCTCGCCACCACAGTATATGAAAGACGTTTCGGAAACGTTTACGCAACTGGGATTCTTCTTACACCAATGCCGACACGTTTGCTTGATCACATCAATTGAACCAGCGATATAAATTTTGGCAAAAGTAGACTCGGCGATATGATGTCTTTTAAATTGATTCATAATAAAAGGTATAGTATATCAACAGGGAATGAGACGTGTTTGTTAGTCTTTGTTTACGTTGTAAAGGACCCTTTCGATTTCACCGCATCGGCGATGAATAACCTCGAATTCGTCCCAATATGATTTGCCTTCATCAGTTATTCTTTGATCGAATCTTGAATCCAACCTATCGAAGTTTCTCCACACTTCATCGTTTGAAGCGTCGAGATCTTTTTCGGTTGAGTCGACACGCGTATTGGCGTCATACTCTAGTTGTCTAAGCTCTCCCGATAATCCGACAACCTTGAACCCTAACCATACAATGTATGACAAGAACCCTAAGCTGAATACAGTCACCAAGATGCCATTTACTAAATATGCAGTTTCCATAAGCTTATTCTTTCTATTTTAAGATTAGCCTCAAACCCTGCGATATACTACACTTAAAGTATTACGATTTCCCTTTCTTCTTAAACGCTTTACGCATTTTACAAAGGGTATTCAATTGCTCCAGTTTTTCTTCGGTCACTTCAGGGTCAATTGCAATGTCTTTTCTCATAAGACGAATAGCGTATTCCAAAGCTTTCACAGCCTCGGTTAAATCGAACCCTGGGTATAATTTCATTAAAGTCGATAGATCAGATCGTTCTGTTTTTCTTCTTTCTTAATAGACGGCGATAAGATACCCCAACGATCATTATGTCGAATGTTTTCAATCTCTAAGTTATCAATTCGCTGAGCTTGAGTATCAACATACATAATTGTATACATCATCATAATCAATATAGTAACCATCATCAGTAAAACGGATACAAACTTCATGTCGGTTTTTTCCTTTTTCATAGTATTTAAGCAGTTGCTTCTTCTTCTTTCTTTTCAGCAGCTGCAGCTTCTTTCTTTTTAATATCAAGTAAAGCTTCGTATGCCGCCGATAAATCTTTTCTGTTTCGTGAAGATAACTTGGACTCTTTAGCTTGAATACGATTGTATTCAGACTCGATTGGCAAAACCCAGGGTTCGCTTTCTTCTTTAATTTCCTGTCCTGTCTCAACCATGATGGTCAAGGCAAGACGTTCGCTGAACTTATAGTTTAGGTCTGTCGGTTTCATAATTAAGAAGTCTTTTTCTTGGTAGTCTTTTTCTTAGTAGTCTTTTTCTTAGGAGGTATTTCTTCTTTTATGCCATCCTTTTCAACTTCAAGTTCTTCTTCTCTCGCTTCACCTCTGGCCTTGAGTCGTTCAACCACTGTGTTTGCATCCATCCAAATATCTTTATCATCAACCAGATTGCTAATCTCTTCTACCGTAAGAAAGTCTTCGTATTGAGAACGAAAAAGCTTTTCTGACCACTTGCGATCGTGTATCACATTTGAATACATCTCTCCGCCTTTACCAATCATTCCGCCGCTGTAGTTATGAAACAAAAAGGCGCTGTGTTCATTAATTACAAAGTCGTCCCCTTGAAGGAATATCAGCGTTGCGGCGCTCATGCAAGCACCGGTAACATTCATATTGATATGCGCTTTACACTCGCTAAGAACTTGAAGAAACTGAACGGTTGTAAATAGGTTACCGCCTGGGCAGTTAATATGAATGTTGATTATATCGGTCGGCCTAGCATTACGAATCTTATGAAACCACTCAATATATTCAGAGGCTTCGCCGATAGAACCCAACAAATAGAAATCCATAACGGATCCGTATTCACCAGAAAAGTTGTTTTGCTTGCCGCCGCTAAAGAGATCTTCCAATCCCAAAGCTTCAGTAGTAGAGTTATTATCTTTTTGCATATTTAAATTATCCTTGTTTTCTAACGATTCCCAACATGGGTTCCCAAATGAATCCAAATCTGAATCGTGTTCCTAGCTTAAATTTTAGTTTACCTGTTTGGCAATAAGTATTCCAGTTTTGTTTTAAAGAGTTATAATTATAGCCTTTGTCTGATCCTTTTCTCGTAACATAAGAGTTTCTTGACTCAGCGGCTACTTGCCACCTATCACCGCTGGATCGCCAACAACCACAAGTAGTTCTTTGCATATCTTCAGTGATTCTAATCTTAGGAATAAGTCTACACCTTGGGCATCTTTCCCATTCGGCATAATCATCACCCGGATACCAATAACTGTTTTTAGTATTAATCCAATCGTGAATTGGGTACCTAAGGTGTGCTTTATCCAACTTCATATAATGGCTTACTCGTGATGGATTTTAGATTGCTTACCTGAATTCTTGTGAATCTTTTTAAGTAAGCAATTCCAATCACCACCAACTTTTTGAATAGTTGTTTGTCTGGCATCAAAAGAAAACCCAGGCGCTGTTATCCCTCGTTTTTTCTTTCCGGTTTCGCAGTGTGGACAAGGATCTCCTACAGGTTCATCCCTTTTATCCATGGGATGATTTTCTTCCCAAGTCTCCCCGCAAGTTTCGCAACAATAATTGTAGGTCATTCTACTATTTGCCGAGTAGCGTTGGAAAAGCTTTACGAACAGTAGCTTCAGTAAGGGTCCGGTAAAGACCTTTAAGGTTTTTGTCTTTTACGGCAATTACAATCTTAGCATCTTTAGCGGATAGTGATTCAAGAAGTTTAATATAAGTAACTTCTTTTTTAAAGCTGGTCATTGGCGATTGTTTAATGAGATGCCTTAATTGACGAACATGTTTTTCAAAGTGGCGACGTTGTGCGCCAGCAACCGCTTCATTTTCTTTATAAGGAGGAACGCCTTTAGGAAGATCAAACTCGACTTCTTCTTTATAATTAGCTTGAAGGAGTGTTTTAATTCCAAAGGTTCCGTGTTCTTGTAAAAGCTTTACTCGCTCTGCGACATTTTCAGCTTCATCACAAAGTTGAAACAATTCGTGAGGAAGTTTAGTCCTATTGTGTTTTGCTGTCTTTTTCTTCATAGTGACATTATGTTGTTGTCTATAGTTATATATCTTATTTGATAAAGAACTCTTCTGCACAAGCAACCAGTTGGCTACAGCGGCGAGTGATCAAGTAATTAAGAACCTTTCCGTTTGGCTTTACTTGTTTTGCATTGTATTCCTCAATAATGTTTGACTTTATATTCTCAGGAATTTGAGAAAGATCGATCATACTTTTATTACGGATAAAATTACGATATGTTTGTTCGTCAAGAATCTCTTGCATATCCCCTTTACGAGAAGCTTCATACCATTCTTCAATCTTTTTAGCGCGAAGAGGAGTTTGGCGAGACTCAGAAACAAATACATCATCTGCAGAAAGAACGTTAGGTACACCATCGCCGGTATCGCCACGAACTACGTGCTCAAAAAGATACTTTTGTGGGTTGGTGTCCTTTAAAAGTTTTTTAGTAAGTGGGCTAAACTGCTGAACGTTGTCGTATTTTTGAAGCTGGATAAAATCTTTATCAGCGCTGACAATCATAACCTTTTCGTGATTGCCAAATTCCTGGGTTGTTTCCACAAGGGTTGCAATAACATCGTCTGCTTCTGCGTTACTTATTTGTAATACTGGAAAGGGAAGGTATTCGTCAATCTCATCCCTTACTTTGTTAATACTCTCAAAGATAGATTTCCAATCCATATCTGAGCTTTCTCGATTCTTTTTACGAGCTGCTTTATATTCAGGAAAGGTACCTTTACGCCAACTGCCGGCGTCACACGCAACAATTAGTTTGCCATACTCATTACGATACTTAAGGTTATACATTCTCAGTGAATTGAGAATCATATGACGTAATAGGTTTTCGTCAAGGTTGGATTTAGGCTGTGAGAACACAGTAGAGATTGAGATTCCAGAGAAGTCTACGATAATCATTTTGGTATATTGATTTTATTTGTTTCCACTATTATACCATATAAAGGGTGGATTGTAAATCATTTTTTAAGGTTTTTAACGTGACTGTGATGGATCCTAGCTTGGATAATTCCGTTATAATATTCATCACTTAGCAGCACTTCACGATCAACCTGTTCCTTTAATTCCATATACGACATAGCTCCAAGCGAAGTACAAAGATGAAGTATTTCCCTTTTAAATCTTTCCCCGCCGTATTCTTCTACAAGCGCTTTGGTTTCAGGACTGGAACCGTAGTATGTTTGCCAATCACTTTCAGCAACTGATCGCCGCTTTCTTTTCTTACCTTTAAGAGGAGGGCGAGTTATTTTACGGGTAAATTTTTTCTTCCCAATATACTTCTTCCCGTTTTCAATATCAGTAAGGCAATAAACAAATCCAACATAATCACCAATCATGTTAGACGTAAATTCTTCCCCGTGATAGATCCACATAAAGTATCTATAAGGAAATTAAAGCGCTCCGTCGTAAGAATTGTGTGCTCCACAGAAAGGGCAATATTGAGGATATGCCTCTTTATCATAATCATCGTAGTCAGCATCAGTGTCTTCAACAAAAGAGAAAGAGGCTTCCTCATTATCATCCCACATAACTTCATAAGACATATGGCAACTAGGGCAACGGTGTTCGGCAATCATATCTATCCTTCACACGACTTACACGTGTTTAATGATCTAGCAAGTTCCTGTGCAGGGTTACCACTTCTTTGATAATACATCCCTTTAATTCCACTTTCCCATGCATAAATCAGTAGTTCGTTTACTTCTTTTGGTTTAGCTTTTGGCGGTATCATTAGGTTCAAGCTTTGACCCTGATCAACAAACTTCTGTCGTTGGGCTGCTTGAATAACAATTTCCTTTTGAGATATCTCGCCAAAGGTTTTAAATACATCTTTTTCTTCTTCACTTAATTCGGTAAGGTGTTGAACACTTCCGCCATGAGTAAGAATCTCTAACCATACTTCTTG